TTTTAAAATTTTAGTTGTTGTTTTTGTCTTTTTAGGCAGCTTGCAAAAGGTTGATTTTGTCTGGAGTTTAGCTGATATGTTTAACGGTCTTATGGTTGTGCCAAATTTGATCGCCATTATCCTTCTAAGCCCAGTCGTAGCCAAACTTTTAAAAGATCACGACGCTGGCAAAGAATACGACGTAAAAGAGTATTTGAAGTAAATTTAAGAGTGTGTGGAGAAAGGTCTCTCCACATTAAATTTAATATTATAGATGGTCTGTTGGAGCGACAGTTATAGGCTCAAGTGGCATATAAAATGTCGTTGCTTGAGGCTCTGCGTATTTATTGCCAGCCTCATCTACTGATGAAGCTTGGACTGTGTACTCAAAATCCCTATTGTTTAAAACGCTACTTTCGACTTTCCAGTTGCCATCAGCATCAGCCTTGGCGCTTAGTTCTTCGACCACTTGAGCTGCTTTGCCTAGCCAAGAGTTACCTAGACCATCGCGATTAATAATATCAGCAGTTTTGATAACCAAATTTATATCAGCAAATGGCTCTGCTTTGCCCTCTATGGTCGGTGAAAAGTCATATTGTTTATTGCTATCATACATTGTGTTATAGTGTGACAGGTCAGAAAAGTCATCAGTAGATATTTTTGTGATAGACAAGGTGCTATTGTCTGTATCAACAGTTATCTCTTGCGTGCTTGTAGCTTTTATCTCTTCGCCATTTGCAGCTACTTTACTAGCTTCGATAGTAAATTTATGATCCCCATCAGCTAAAGGTGAAGTTGGTGTGTATGACCAGTTGCCATCATTATCAGTAGTTGTCGTACCAAGTAGCGGTGCATTTTCACCTTCACCATCAAATATGCTTATAGTAGCGTTTGAAGTAGCCTTACCAACTAAAGTTGGAGTGTTATCGTTTGTGATATGCAGACCTGTTCTTTCAGAAACATTGTGTTCTAAGATATTATCTCCAACATCGATATGGCGACTTACTGATTCGTCTGTATTTCCAGTCACTACGTTATCATCCACTGCTGTGACAAGTGGCTGTGGCAATATATTGTTATATGCATTATCTATCGCAGCCGCAAGCGTATCAAGACTAAAGCCCTCCTCGCTTGCGCCACCGCTTACATTTGTAAAAGCCTCTGCACTTGCATTTGCTTGAGAGCTTAGATCGCCAAAATTCGCATTGATGTTTGATTCATGACCGCCATTTGCAAAGCCAGCAGCGCCAAGGCTCACGCCATTCGAGCTTACTCCGCCTGCTGATTGAGTGCCGCCAGCTGCAGTCTCTTCAAGATCAGAGATATTTTTACCATTTAATAATTGCTCTTGTAGTGATGCTATCTCTTTGCCAGTCTCATCGCTAGCATTTTCATTTTGAGTTTGCACAGCTTGCACCTCGACCTTTACGCCGTCTTGCTCTTTTATGACCTCGTTGTCATAGATCATGTCGCCTGCTTTTAGAGTTCTTTGATTTCCATTAGCATCAACTGCGACGATGGCATCCGTGCCGATTATTGATTTTATTAGTCCTTTAACTTTACTCATAGTATTTCCCCTTTTTTATATTTTTATATCGGCAATTATAAGTAAAAAATTTATTTTATAGCTATTGTACTTTGGTACAGTTGTGACATTTTAGAAATGTAAAGTTATAAATTTTTGAGTTAAATTTAGTAAAAATTTGCCGTATTTTAGGGATTTAGTTTAAAATTTAAAAATGGCATAGTTACAAAAAATATTTTTAAATTTTATTTTTTAGTTTTTTGTATTTTGGGGAATTTTATATAAAAATGGTGGCCCCGAATGACGCCAAAAAAACCTTTATATAGCCCTATAAATAAGTACTTTAGATTTTTTAGTTATACATTTTTTTATACATTTTTGGTTTTAAACACGCTTTTTATTTTACAAAAAATTATTTTCGTCCGTCTCTTGTAGTATATCTGGAACCATTACTATGATCGTTCCACCCTCTTATTATATGCTATTTTAAAAATATTAGTCAGCCAAAAGGTCAGCAAAAAAGATATTTTCTTTTAAAATTTGGTGTATTTTTAAAGAATTATACCATTTTATTTTCGTCCATTTTTATTGGCTTGTCTTTCTCTGCTTCTTGCGCTTCTGCCACCAGCTCTACTATTTGAGCTTGAAGAGCTAGAGCCGTGTTTTTCTCTTTGCCTTTCTCTACTAGCAGCACTACGCCCACCTGCTTGTTTTTTATTTCCACCCCAGTCTCTACCAGAAAATTTATCGCTGAAGTTTCTATCATCAAAAGCAGTGTGGCTAGCGCTTCCAACGCTGTGGCTAAAGTCTCTACCACCACTTCCTCCCTTTTTGCTAGCGACAGCTTCTGCTGCTTTTTGTTTTTCGATAGCCGTTTTTGCAGCAGCAAGGGCAGCCGCTACTTTTGAAGCAAGTCCATAGTCTATTTTTGCCCCACCAAAGCCAACCAAACCCATTGCCTCTACCATGTTGCCTGCTGGAGTATTTGAAAAGCTAAAATTTCCGTTTTTATCAACTGACACTCCAAGCCCATTGCCGCCATTTCTCATTATTGATGCAAGTTTTGTGGCAGTATTTGCCCACTCATTTGAGCCAGTATATGTGTTTTCTTTTGCTGTTGTGCTAGCGTTAGTGTGATCACTTTCTGACGCTCCAGCTGGTGCGATATTAAAAGCATTCAAATCAAAGGCTACTACTTTATCAAGCAGTGATTTTGTTATCTGCTGTGTCGCACTAAATGCCACATCTGATAGTGTGGTATCAAACCCTGCATTTTGTAGCGATGTGCGAGTGTTTATTTCGTAGTTTAGCCTGCCTAGACTATCCATGCGCATGTTTGTCATTAGTGAGCTTTGCGACCTTATACTGTCTAGTTTATTGCGTGCGAAATTTTGCATCGCGGCTCTTGCTGGATCAAGGCTAGTTAGCGTTTTAGTGCCAGGTCTGCTATGTAGTGCGTCATCAAAGGTTTGTTCCATTTTATATCCATATAATTGTTTGCCAACTCTTACGCCAGTTATGTTGCCGTTGTAGTCAGTTTGTCCTATCACTGCATCAGGTATGCCAAACCAACCGCTAAACGTATCTTGCATAAACTCGCCAAAACTCATAGGGCGATCATAAAATGCTGTGTTGCCTACTACTGCGTTTAGATCACCACCAAAACCAAAACTATTATCAAGCCCTACTGCCATTTCAAAGACTTCAGTTACAAGGGCGTTAATCAGTCCAGCTATCGGGGCTACACCAAGCGGAGATATAGTTGTGCCAAGTGCTGAAAGCGTGTTTTGGATAGCGACCGAGGTTAGTGTGCTTTTCATATTTTGATACATCGCCTCAGCTACGTTCATCGCGTTAAAGCGTCCATTTACAATGCCGTCATATAGCATGCCAGCCAAAGCTTGACCTACTACGCCACCATACATCCTGCCGACGTCCTCAGCTAGATTTTCGGCATAGCTGTCGTTTCTTAGCTCGCTTACAAACTCTTTTAGGCTTGTGTAGTCGCCTCTTTGCAAACTAGCAAATCCGTTGCCGTCTATTCTGCCAAAGCGATTATCTCTGTTTGAGTTTTTAGGAGTAGAGAATTTTATTTTAGATACTACTTCTACGCCGCCCAAGAGTAAATTTATACTCGTATCATAGTCAGGTTGATTTATAGCAATAATCATAGGCATTAGCACGTATTCGGCAAAATCCTCATTTAGCCCAACTATTGCGCCACTTAAGTTGCCAGCTTGCGCGATAAAAAAGCTCCTTAGGTCAGGCGAAGGTGTGTTAAAAGCAGAGTAGCCAAGACTGCCTGCTTGATAAAAATCAAACTGGCCACCAGCCATAAACTCATAGTCGTCGCCAGTGTCTGAGTTTGTTAAATTTAGTATATCACTTAAGCCGATCATTTCTTTGTCATCGTGAAGTTTTTGTTTTCATCGATCGTAATATCGTTTTTAATCAAAGCATGCACCATATTAAACAAATACTTTGTCATATCAGACGGCACTATCATACCACCAGCTTGATTTTCTGCGATGAAGTTGCCAAGCACTGACATTGATTTAATAATCCTATTGTCGATTACTTGCCTATCTACTGCTCGTTGTTGGCTCTCTGCTAGCGCTTGCTCTTTTGCTAGTTTTGCTATTTGAGCTCGTAAAAGGTTATTTTGCTCCTTTAAATTTTCTAGTTTATCTGCCGCTTGTGCCTCTAGCTCGTCGTTTTTTAGCTTTGTGTTTCTAGTTTGTTCTTTTATACCTTCGATGTTTGCATCCATTGCGGCTGCTTGCTTTTCAAGGTTTTTTAGTGATAACTCAAAGCTTAGGTCTTGTTGTGTTAGCTCAAGCCCAGTTTGCATAGCCGTAATAGTAAATTGCGTCGTGATTAGCGGCAACATTTGAGAAAGCACGTTTATTCTGTGTTGATTTGGTATCTCGTATTTCTCAAAACAATCATCAAGATATTTTAGTGTTTCTTGATATGGTGTGTCCGCTCCGATGCTTAGTTTTAATAGCTCTCTTGTTCTTTCTAAATATGCGTTTTTAAAATCCATTGTCTTTTCTCTCCAGTCTAGTTACTTTTATTCTTTGCAAATCAAGATCATCGCGCAAGTCGCTTACGGCACTTTTTAATCCATTTGTTTCTATTCGTCTAATCCTTGATGAAAAGCCATTGATTGTGTTGTTTAGATCGTTTGTAAAACTTCGCAATGATCTAGTTTCATCTTCAAGGCTACTGATCTTATTTGTAATTGTTTGTAGTTGTGTTTTTATTTCGTCGATCTCGTCGCCTAAATTTCTTTCAGCCATTACACACTCCTCGCTCTATTCTCCCAGCCTCGCTCATATACACCAAGGCGTGGGTTTTTTCTTATTAAATTTCGATAATAGGCGATCTCTGCCCTATCAAAATCACTATCAAATGCCACCGTATCATAAGCATTTAGCGCTTTTAGTGTATTTGCCCCCATTATGCCGTCGATTGTAAGCCCTAGCATATTTTGAAGCACACGCACGGCACTTTTTACTCCGACATTGACCGCAAAGCAAAAAAGCTCATTTGCTTTTAGCTGGCTATTGGCATCATCTAGGCATAGAGCGTCCCAGTATGTTTTCTTGTAAAAACTTGCCACTAAATTTACAAGCGCATCATCGTTATATAAAGCAATGCTAGCCTTTTTAAGATCGCCGTATGCGTTGATTGCCGCCCTAACTTGCCCCCAGCCTTGCCAGTTTGGGTTAGCTGTTTCATAAACACCCATAAAAGTTAGCCCATTTTCCGTTGGATTTTTATGCAAGGCATTTTCAGGGCGACTAAATTCTAAGCTCATTAAAAGATTAAAAGCTTGTGTGTAGTTTGTGTAGTTCATTTTTCATCTCCTATATCGTAGTCACGAGGCGGTCTTGGCGTATAGTCATAGTTGCTATCACTGAAGTTGTCTATCTTTTTGTCTATTGCTTTGTCGATCACGGCACTAACCCAAGCTGTGCCACGCCAGGCAAAAAAACCACCAACTGCAAGACTAAAGCTCCCTTTTTCTGTGAAATAAAATGCCGTCTCGTAAGCTACCCAGCATATAAAAGTCGAGCTAATAGTGCCAACGAAAAAATTTATGATAGCCTTACCATCGCTTGCAACCTTGGCGTTACCCCCTGCAATGCTTAGCACACCGCCTACAAAGCCAACTATTATCACCCAAAAATAAAAGCCCAACCTATCCATAAGATCATCCATTACCTGGCCCCTTTTTTTAAAATTTATAGGTAAAAACATACATTATTAGGACGGATAATATTATTTCTACTACAACCATCTTATTTAGCCAAAAGGCTTTTGTTCTCTTTATTATTCGTTCCATTTACACACCCTTATTTTTATTGCTTATCTCTTTTTGCTTCATACTTTTTTATGTCCTCTAGCTGTCCTATACACTTCTCATACCCACTATAAACACCCCTGCTTCGCTTTGGTTTGTTACGTTTCTATCTGCAATCATAGGGGTTTCGAGCAGGTAGCTTGGTATCTTGTCATACTTATTTAGAGCTTCCTGCTTGCTTTCGCAACCCATCAAGCACATAAGAAACACTGATGTCAAGAGCATTAGACATATCCTTTTTGTCCTCATATAGCACCCTTTCTTTGACTTTATTTGCTTTTATCTCTATTACTTGCCTTTGTTTGCTGGCTTTCTCTATTGCTTCTAGTTTGAGATTTATGAGCCTATCTTGCTCGCTTATCTCATCTTTTAGCTTTTGGTTCATCTCATCACTAGACTTTAGCCTCTCCTTTGTGACACTCAGCTCATTGTCTAGGCTTTGATACCTATACCCTAGAAACAAAGTGGCAAGTAGCAAGAAGCCACTAAGATATAAACTAGGACTTAGCACCTGTATCTCTCCCATATTTGATTATGTGATAGGCTCTTACGCTGTAATAGAAAAGCAGTATCTTCCATTTAGATACACCTAAGAGCTCCAAGAGTTCCCTAAAGGTGTCATCAGCTACTTTAAAATCACTATTGTTACCAGTCTTGATATATAATCTAAGGGCATCATCAGTAAGGTAGTCGTGAAGCACAGAAGCTGTTAAATATTCAGGACTATAAGGCTCAAACATCCACCAAAATATTCTAGGGATGCTGGCTCCGTCTGTGATGTAGCCCACAGGTATGTCTATGTCTTTATACTTAAACGGACTAGCTGTCTCAAAGTTATCCTTACCAAAAGGCTTAACTACTATTCTTTGTAACTTCTCAGCCATTATGCACCTCCTCAAATGTTGGCATCTCTGTCAAAATCTCATCAAAACTCTTAGGCATCTTATGCTTACCCTCAGCAATAGCATTTAGTAAGCCATAGCCATACTTCCACACCTTAGCCCTCCAAATACCAAAGGCTTCTCCTTCTGCCCTGAAGTCATTGTCATAGCCTGCATAAGAGCAAGCAGAAAGGATGTCATCGTATCCTTTCTCTCTTGCCTTAGCATCTAGGAGCTCTTGGGTCTTTTCTTTAAAGAGTGCTGTAAGTTCCTCTAGGTTTTTGCTTACTATCTCATAAGATATTACGTAAGTGTCTCCTTTGACTTCACTAGACTGCACCACCTTTTTAAACTCATCTATGTTTGTAGGGTAGTCCTCATAGATTACTTTTAGATACCCTAGCTCTTTGAGTTCTTCTTCAGCCAAAAACTCTGTATAGAATGTGCCTTTATCTGTTACTATATAAGGCTTATCATCTACAAAGTTTTCTTTTAAGTTGTATAGTTGCATTGTCTTCCTTTAAACTTTTCTCTTCACAAATACGAAGTTTATATCGTTCCCTTTCCAATCATTAAGAGATTTGTAAGTTCGCATAAGCAATCTATTTATACCTGAGCCTGTATGAGTGTATTCTAAGGTTAAGGTAATGTCGTTTGATATTCTCCTTGCTATGCTATAACTTTTTGTAGGACTTAGCTCTGTTCCTGTTGATACCAAAGTGTCCGAAGGTAGCTCTCTTATAGTCAGTGACGAAGGGCAGGGATAACGTATGGTCTTATTTGCTTGGTTTATTGTAGGCAATAAGGTTATAGCGGTAGGGTTCTCTCCATATAGTCTGCGTTCGTTATAAGAATATACACTCTCTCCAAACACCAACCCATTACCATCTTTTAATAAATCATAAGGCAGTTGAAACTCATATAGAGCCTGATTTCCGCACATCTGTATTAGGTCTTCTTTGGAGTAGGCAAGGGTTATATCTCTATTATAATCTTGTCTTAAATCTGTAAAGACAGAGCTTACTTTTAGCTGCCTACTTGTACCAAAGTGTATAACAGTGTCAGGGTAGTTCATTCTAAAATCATCTGGTAAAGTGAGTACTATACCACCACTTGTAGCACCAAGAGAGGGTAAAGCCCCTATTGTTATACCTATATTAAATGGTCGTATATTTAAAGTAACATCATAGGGGTATAAGAGGTCTTTGTTCCTATACATATTTTGTTTCTCAACACTATCTCTGCCTATATTGTGCTCGTAGCTATAATTCGTATAGGTAGTGTCCGTACTTTGAGAATAAAACTTTATAAAGAATAACCTTTGTGCTATCCTGATTTCCATTAGACCTATGCAAGTTGGTGTTCCTGATTTCTCTACTAGCAAGGGAGGGGTTTTTATTATTAATTTATTTCCTGCTGAGACAGCCCCCTCATAGTCACTAAAAGTGAAAAAGGTATCCTTATCAAAACTCTTTACCTCTAAGTGCTTTTTAGAAGCAGCTCCACCACAGCCTATCATAAAGCTCATTTATGCCCTCCCCATATATACTTCATTTGCAGAAGCCACAAAGTATGCAAATACTTCCGTTTCTTTTAAGTCAGTTGGTATCTCTCTCCACTTTATAAAGCTTTTCCACTCCCTTATATTCCTAGCCCCCTTTATTACTATCACTCCACTTTGTCCTATGATTTTTTCCGTTAAAGATAATGCACTTATTACGTCATAAGTAGCAGAAGTTAGCTCTACTATGAAATTAACTGCTTGCTTAAGGTCTATCACATCATTCCTTAGCTTCTTCACAGTTTGTTTTTCAACTATGGCACTATTTACTTTTTCTTGGATAAATGAGCCACTATCTTGTACCGCTTTAGTTGCTTTTTCTTTTATCCTATCATCTAAAGTAGCTAGGCTACACTTACCTAATACATCATATTCTCCATCTTTAGTTAAGACTGCAAAAGAGGTGTTTTGACTGTTCCAAAAATCAGCAGCTTTAGGTGTTGGGTCTTTACCCTTATAGTTCTTGCCTATAAGCTTTAAAGAGTTAAGACATAGATACTCATTTGTTTTTGCCCTAATGTAGTCATATTCCCCACGTACGCTATTTTGATACTTATCAGGTATATACCAATAGCTTTTCTCTATTCTTTCCTGAGTGTTAGTGAAGTTATAATAATTAAGCCTTCCAATAAAGTTTTGTAGGTTCATAAGCTTTATAGGTTCATCTTTTGACTTTCGGATAAGAAGCTGATAAGGACTTTGTGCATCTCTTTCTATATCCATTATCATCTCAATGTCAGAACCAGTGTCGCTTATCTTTATGTTATTTGCAGATATGTTTCCATCAGCTCCTCTTTTTACAATAGTGTTGCTTACATTATCTGTGCTAGCTTCACTCTTTGCTAGATACCTATCATCACTCTCACTCTTTTTATAAGCATCAACCTCTTGGGAGTTTATAAAGTCCTTGATAGACATAGACCTAAGCAGACCCTCTCCAGTATCTCTTACAATAAATCTCCACTTATCAGTAGCTAAAGAGCTCTTTATATCGCTCACTTCAGCTTTTGTTGTTGCATTAAGATAAACGTTAGTAGCATAGATATTGCCTTGAGCGTTTCTTCTTACAAGCTTACCATTAGCATTACTCTCAGCTGCGTCACTCTCTCTTAGCACTCCTTGCAACAAGTTATTAATCTTATTGCTAGAGTAAGTTTGAGCTACACCTGCTTGGGTGTCGTTGATAAGTCCTGATTTGTTTAGGTTCTCTAAGCTACTCTTTAAGATCTCTAGGCTTGCCTTAAGAGCATTTAGCTCCGTTTGTTTGCCTTTAAAGTCATTAAGGATAGTCTTAATCTCATTTAGAGATGATGTAGCTGTATTAAGGGTTTCATTGGCTTTTGTATCTATACTAGCTTTTGTTATGGCTATCTCTTGTAAAGTCTCATTTTTTAAAATATTGATATTAGAAATAGTGTTATTTAGAGTATTTATATTTTCATCTATTTTTCTAAGCGTAATGTTTTTATTATTAGCTATTTCGTTAGCTATATCTCGACTTTGGTCTTCTATGTTTTTAATATCATCAAATTTTCTATCAACTTCTTTTTTTATTCCAGCAATATCATTATATTTTTGCTCTATTCCTTCGCTTTTGCTTGAAATATTTTCATATATTAGAGTAGCATCATCTTTGGCTTTTATAATGTTTGTTTTTGCATCTTCTATTCCTCGTTTGGTAGTATTTATTTCCTCGCTTCTACTATCGATTGAGGCTTTTACCTGCGATATTGATTTTTCGGCATTTAACACTAATGTTTTTATATTATTTAATACTTCTATCTGCGTTTTGGCTTGGGTGTTAGCCTCTCTCAGCTCTTCAAAATTGAGCCCATTGAGGATCACGTCAAGCTCATTGATCTGCAAAAGCAAAAATTTAAGTGCTTCTAATGTCTTATTCCCAAGCTTCAATTCTTCTATTGTTACCATTTTTTAGCCTTTGCTGTGTCTTTTATCTTTTTTATTCTTTCTGCAAATTCTTTAAAAAAACGCAAAAGGTCTATCTTGCTTAAATCTTTTGCGTTTTTTAAAACCTTATGGAGATCATATTCGGTCATAGTCGCTCATTTCGTTTGCGTTGTAGTCTGCTATCGCTTCAAGTGCTAGCGTGCGATAATAAGTGTCTTTGTTTATTAAAAAAGCTACATAGTTAATCACTGCATAGCTCAAAGCTTCATCTATTTGTAGGTGCTCTTTTGGATTGCTAAAATTTGGTATATCTGGCACGCAAATAAAAGTATCTTCTTTTAAATTTCTATATGGGGTCTCTTCACTCCCTTCTCGCCTAATAAGGACGCTAGGTACGCACTTATCGCAGCAAAAAAGCATTGCTTCTAAAAATAGTGAGCCAAGCATATCATCAGCAGGGAGCTTAACCCCTGCTGTCGTTTTAAAGCTCAAATGTTTTTTGGCTTCAGTGCAAAGCATTATTACGCCTTTAAGCCAACGCCTATTGCAAATGCGTCTGCGTTTCTTACTTCAATACAACTTTCTGTATAGTATCTCTTTTGGATAGCTGTTTTTGAAGTAGTCACGTCTTTTAGCTCGGTTGGTACAAGTAGCCCATTTTTCATGTAGTCAAAGTCGCCCGCAATGATACAATCACCCAAGCCATATTTAGGACTTAAGAAGCGGTGAAGTCTAAAATTTACCCTACCAAAATCAGTGTCAAGGCTAACAACACTAGAGTTGATGTTTTTCTCGTTACCAAATTGTCTAGTAGCTATTTTGTTGATAGCTGGCTTTAGATCAGCGCCAATGAATACATCTTTTG